GCAAAAAATACTTTATTTAACGTATGTACAATTCCTTCTGGATCTTTTAGTCTTACTGTTTCAAAATTTCCTTCAATATCATTTGCCAATTTTGAACCATATTCATAAACGTAAATTAAAAGATTTTCTTCTTTTTTATTGTTTATAAATTTTAATGATAATTTTGAGTTTTGAGTGGCACTGTTAGAGAAAGTACCATCTGTTATCATAACATCATAACTATTTTCTGTTGGTTCTCCAAAATCATCAACATAATTATTTGTTGTCCATTGTCCATAAAATAAATTTACTACTAAAATTGCTACTATTGTTAAAATTGTTTTTTTCATTTTTTATTGTTTTATTGTTTTAATGTTTTAATTAATAATGGTTTTAATAGCATATTAACTTTACTAAAACCATGATCTTTAAAAGAATCTGATATATCTTTAGATAAAGGTAGTGAAGTTCCATTAATGCTATATTTTTCTTTATATGTTTTTATTGCTTTTTTACCTGCATCATCATTATCAAATAATGCAATAATTTTTTTATACTTAATTTTTAAATTATTAATAATATAAGGTTTAAGTATTATGTTTTCGCTACTAGGTGCAATTACTTCTAATTTATAATTAAAAGATTTTAAACACATTGCATCTTTAAGTGAAGAACATATAACTAAATAAGATTGTTTATATTTTAATTGATCAAATCCTTCTAAATAATCTTTAACTTTATAAAATTTTTGTTTTTTTCTATAAGGCTGATAAATTTTTATAAGTTCTTGATCTTTATTAAAATAACCATATGTATTCTTTTTTTCAAATGACATTGTCTCAATGCTATCTTCTTTTTCTTTAACCATTGTATAATATTCTAATGGTTTTACATTGTATTCTTTTAATAAAGAAGAACCTATATTAAATTGTAACCAAAAATCAGCGTCATTTTGTATCCAATTTCTGGTTTTAACATAGTCAATTTTCCATTTTACTTCCGGTTCTAATGTAATTTTTTTAAAATCACCATTTATAATTACTTTATTATAATCATTTACAATTTTTTGCATTGCGTTTCCAAAATTCAGATTAAATAAATACATTACTAAATCTACTTTGCTTCCATTTTTACCTGTAGAAAAATCTTTAAACTTATATTGCATAACTGATTTGTCTACATAAATGCAAAAACTAGGTGTTTTTTCTCCTGGATTAAATAATGATCTAATTTTTAAATCTTGACCTACAAGATTTTGATGTAAATTTAAATAATGTTGAAAAACCCAATAGCTAGGTATATCTTGTATTTTTGTTACTAAATTTTTTGTGCTTATCATAATGAAAAAAAAAGGGAAGAGCATAAGCCCTTCCCCAATTATAAATTAATTACAAATCAAAATCATTTTCAGAATTAATTCCTTGATTTGAAACTGGCTCAAAAGAATTAATAGAATTATTAGTTGTTTTTTTAATAGCTATAATATGTTCATCTTTATTAAAAACTGTTAATTTGCTATTTTCTAAATCCAAACTTTCAAACGGAATTGATTTTGAAGTAAATTTAGGTAAATACATATCTAAATTTGTATAACCTTCTTTGTTCTCCCATTCACGTCCAGCAACACAAAAATTATAAAATAAACTGTCACATAAAATAACATTTGCTTTTGATACAAAATCTTCAATTGTTGAAGCTTGAATATTATCAATTTGAGAACGTTTACCTTGAGCTTCAGATAAAGTAATAAGAGCTTTTAAAATACCATCATCTCTTTTTACTTCTCTACCGCTTGGAAGAGTAGCATCATTAAATGCATATCTTGAAAATTTAACTCTACCTACTTGACCTTTATAACGAGGTCCATTTAAATTATTTACATCTATCAAAAATCCTTCAAATTCTCCATCTATAGGTCTTGATTCAACATTTAACACTAAATCATATGCTTTTTGATCATATGGTGGTGCATTTAATGTAATTGAATTAATTTTTAATTCTTGATTACCTGCATCAATAACAGGTTTAATTTTACCAGATCCAGCTGACATTCCACTTGTACTTAACATCTTTTTTAATTTTAAAATTTAACTTTGATTTATTTAATTTTCGTATGCTTGAATTGCATCTCTTACAACTTGAAGATCATTTGGAATAAAACTGTTTTCAAACATTTCCATTGGTGATTTACATGTGTTTTCTCCATTATTTTGAGTTTCAAAACCATAAATTAATTTACCATCTTCTTCTTTACGGATTTTACCAAACAAAACAATTGAAAACAATCCTTCTAAAGTAAGTGCATTATCAATCATTTTACCAACTGTTTTTGCTTTAACCTTGCGGTTTCCATTTCCATCTGTTGAATCTTCTGAATGAGTTAAGAAAAATACAATTAAGTCTTCTCTTAAATCTTTAGGAAGTTTTGCAACTTGAGCTAAATTAGCAGCAATATGAGTAAATTTATCATAACCTTTTTCATGGGCTTTATCAAAATACTCAAAACTTGACATATATTGCCAATCGTCAATAATTAAATTTTTAACGTGTGGCATTTTTTCACTAACATGAACCATTGCTTTATAAACACCTGGTCCACTTGAAACACTTACTAGATTACCATTTGGATTGGTTTTATCTAAAGCTTTATATTTACTTTTCCATCCTTTAAAAGGCAATGGTTTGTTTGCAATATTAATTATTGCAGTTTCTGTAGGATTTAAACTCCTAATTGAGGTTGATTTACCTGAGCCTGACTCAGCAATTATTAAAACACTTTGGGCCATATTTAATTGATTTTATTTTGTATAGTATTTAATGTTAATTGAATTGTTTTAAGCGTATTATTAATACTAACTAAAGCTTCTGCTATTCCTGGAATTTTAATTTTATCTGGATTTGGTAATTCTTCTACGGATTCAATTGTAAAAATAGCATTTTTTGATTGAACGCTTATGATATCACTAACAACTTTTAATTCAGATACTGGAATCATATGTCTTTGAAAACCACTATTAGATTCAATCATTTCATATTCTTCCTGCCAATGAGGATTATATTTATGTAAATATAAAGTTCTTTTTGGATCTTCTGAGTTATAATCTATACTTACAAATTCAGTATAAATATCTTTATTTCTTTCTAATTCACTAGGAAAAAAACTTACATGCAGCTCATCTTTACCATAAGGTCTATAAGCCATTTTAGGAATAAAAGTTGATTCAGAAATATTATTTTCATCAAAATATTTTTGATGCATTACTTTTAATTCTGCAACTTTTTCTTTACGTTGTTCAGGTGTCATTTTTAATTTTTTAATTTCTAAAATTTGTGTATTCATTATCTACTATCTACTTCTGGTGTTTTCATTTCTTCAATTTCCATTTTTTCAAACATAGCTTTAAAAAAACTCATTCTTGTATCTCCATTACGTGCTTTTAAAAAATGTAATACTAATGTTTTATCATCTTCTATCATGTATCTATCAGGACCATAAAATCTAATTTTTTGTTTAGCTGGCCTATTGATACCTATTAAAGTATCAGCATGTTGAAGCATTGCATCTGAACCAAATATATCTGATTCAAGAATATAATTACCATATTTACCTTGCATAGCTCTTTCAGGATTATCAATATTTCTATTTAATTGTGAAAGTGCAATAAATAAACATGGATAATCACGTTTAGTTTGTGTAAAAAATTCACCTAACTCAAATAACATATCCAAACTATTACTTTGATATGGTGCTCTTTTTACAAGCATTGTATGATCTAATGTAACTATAGTTTTTTTACCTTTATGTAAATTCATATACATGTCAATTTGTTCACGCATTTGATTTACTGTCATAGGTCTTGATATAATATCAATTGGATATTTTACTCTTTCTTTAGCATACTGATGACATTTATTTAAAGTGTCCTGCGTAAGTAAACTACCAGCACTACACAATTCTTTATAAGTTTTACCTGTAATAGAACTAAACTCACGTAATGCGGATGTTCTACCAACCATTTCTAATTGAAATTCTAAAACTCTAAAATCATCATTAGGATTTAAATTAAAAGATTCTCTTACAATTTGATCTTTTATTAAAGTTTTACCTGATCCAGGTCTACCTCCTATTACAGTTAAAGTATTCCATTCTAATCCATCAGTGGTAGCATCATTAAATTTTGGCCATGGTGTATAAACAGACTTTTCTAAACCTTTAGATCTATTAAGCATGTATTTAAGAGCATCATTAAAAGCAGCATATTGACCGGACCATTCTTGATCTTTAATCATTTTCTATAATATCTATTACATAACTTATATTATCAATATTAACTTCACAACTTTTAGTATCAGGAATCAATGTTCCATCTCTAAGCATTTGCAAATCTTCTAAAACTAAATTTAATTTTTCTAAAACTGTATCAATTTGTTTTCCTGTCATTATACTACTTTTTCTGTGAATGTGTGTGTTTCTGTTGTTATTCCGTCTTTTATCATATCACAATAATCAGCTAAAGTTGAACTTTTAACTTTATGTTTATCTTGCTTTGCAATAAAATATTGACTTGTTTGCATATACATATAATCATTAGATCTATATTCATTAACATACATAATGGTTGCTTTTTTAATTTCTTCCCATGTGTAATCATATGTTTCAAAAAACCATTTAAATGATTCTGCTAATGCTTTTACATTTTGTCTTGCTGGTTTGCCTGAAGGTAATTTACCTTTAGGAAAAATTTCTCTAAAAGCTTCAATGTGATTATTATATTCTTTACCCATTAACTGTATGTTAGTTTTTTTAACAGCTTTTGTAAAGAAACTATTTATTTTTAAAAGAAAGTTATCTCCTTTTGATGTTATAGTGTATGATTTGTTTTCATTTTGTTTAACAAACCCTTCTACTATTAAACTTTTAATTTCTTCTAAGGAATTGATAAGTTTAACTTGTGTTTTTTCCTTTAAACCATAAAGTAAAAGCATTTGGTTTGGTGTAATTTTTTCTTTTAATATTAATTGAAATAATTCCCACATATTTATATAATTTATTGATTATTAACTGTTTTACTTTAAAATAGGACTTACAAATATAGAAACTTTTACCAAAGTATTTTGGATTTATTTTGATTTGTTAATAAGTTATTAATTTTATTAAATATATCCATACCTTCCCATTTAAATTTATAAACTCCTATATTTGGATGTTCTACTTTAATTACTATTTGATTATTTAACAGGTTTTCCCAAATTTCAGTTTTTTTTCCAAACAATATAACTATAATGTTTGATTGTGTTTTATTAATTGATTGTAACAAATAAGTAATAAAAGGTTTCCAAAGTAATTCATGAGAACCAAATTTATTTAATTCAGTTGTAACGCATGTATTAAGTAATAAAACGCCTTGTTTTGCCCATCTTTCTAAATTAGGATTTCTTGAACAATCAGGATCATAACTTTTTATATAATCAAAAATGTATTTTATTGCTTTTTCTTCGGTTTTACTTTTACTTGAACTAAAAGCCATACCATCTGCAATATTAATTTGAGGATAAGGATCTTGATTTATAAATATAACATTCATCTTATTAAATTTACATTTAATAAAACAATTAAACCAATCACCCATAATAGGTGTAAATCTTATATTATTTTCTACATTTTTAATAAGTTTATTTAAAATAAATTGAAATTCTGTTGAATTTATAAACGGATAAAGAATCTCTTCCCATTCTGAATCTTCTAATTTTTTTTTTAAATCATTAATTTTTTTTAATGTATTCATTGTTTGTCATTTATTATATTTTATATTTGTAAAAAATTATTATTATGGCTAATTATTTGAAATCAACAAATACTTATGATTTAACTAAAAACATAAAAGGTATTGAAATTAATACAGGATTTATTTTAGGTTTAGATGCTATATTGCTTTATTACATTGCAAATATTGTAAAAGATCCTACTACGTTAACTGATACTTTTAAAAAGTTTGAATTAATTATAACAGATAAAGCAGATGATAATAATTACCCTGTTTTAAATGAAATAGAAAAACAGATTTACACTTTGTTTGCTTTACAACAATTATTAAAAGCTAAAGCTAAAGAACAAAAACTTGAAATTGAGTTGGAATCAAAAGTTACACAAGAAGATGTAACTGAATATTTAAAAAACATTATGGATAATGATAATGAAAATGCAGAAATAAAAATTAAACAAATTCAATCATTAATTACTAAAAAATCATCTTAAATTCATTCCAACAAAATCACCAATTTCAATGCAAGTTTGAATTGCTAAATTAAGCTCATCTTTATCACATTTACCAAAAGATTTGCAGTACTCTTCTTTGTTTTTTGCAAAGCAAAATCCTGTTTTTCTTTTAATCATTAATTTAGTTTCTTCAAATGTAGATCCTGTTTCTTGAGCTATTTCTCTAATCATTGCATGCAATCTAGCTAATTGAGGATTGCTTCCTTTATCTCCAGATACACCAATAAATATTTCTAATTTAGAGTTTTCCGGTAAATTTTTTAAAAACTTTTGATATTTAATACCTAAAGCTTTAATAGGAAAACTTAATTCTCCATTTTTTACTGTGCAATAAACAAATATACTTTCTTTCATTTTTTAATTTTTTGTTCTAAAGTCATTTATTTTATATTTTAATTAATGTTAAAATACATTCATTTTTCATTTGGTGCATTTTTTTGAATGTTCTTTATAAGTAGTTATAAAAAATATTGGTGGGGTTGTCCTTCATTTACACATTTAGTACAGTCAGTTCCTCCATTTCCAAATTTTCTATATTTACAAAGTTTACAGTTATCTACACCTCTATCTACTTGCT